TATGTTGAAATCGATCAAAAGGCAGTCGATAGTTACAATGCTATTTTTGCAAATGATCTTGAGAATAGAGTTCAATCAGTAGTTAATTGGAATTTAAAGCCTGATATCCTCATACATGGTAGTCCTTGCCAAGATATTTCAATTGCTGGACACCAAAAGGGAGCTGACGAGGGTTCTGAGACTAGATCGAGTTTAATGTGGGAGACGTTGCGAATAATAAAAGATATGGGAACTTGGCGGCCGCGAGTAGTTATCTGGGAAAATGTTAAGGCAGTGACCGGGAAAAGAATGAGGAAGAATTTCAATCGCTATTTAGATGAAATGGAGAAACTAGGATATTCCAACTCCTTTGAACTACTGGATGCAAGAGATTTCGGAATACCTCAAGCAAGGCAAAGAGTCTTTACTATTTCTATGCTGGATCAACCACAGTTTAATTTTAGAATTTTAAAACAGACACCGATGCGAGATATTCGAGAGTTCCTTTTGAACAACGACGAGGTTGAAAGAGTTTACGATGTCACACAGCCTAGTGTCTTATCGGTGATTGGGAAAACTGGAATAAAACGAGCGACGGTGATCGAAGATTTTGCATACACTATCACTACACGACAAGATCGAACACCAGCGCAAATAATTGATTGTGGGGCTGATCGCTTTCGATATCTAACTGAATTGGAGTGTTGGCGATTGCAAGGTTATTCAGATGAGGACTATAACGCTGCGGCTTCTACAGTAGAAAGAAATGGACGATTTAGAATGCCGATGTATAAGCAGGCTGGTAACAGCATACCAGTTGATATTTTTGAAAGTATTTTTGAAGTCTTACTTTAGGAGTTGATCATTTGCCAAAAATTTTAGACGCCTGTTGCGGCAGTCGAATGTTCTGGTTTGATAAAGAAAATCCAGATGTAACTTTTATGGATTGCCGGCAGTATTACGAAGAATTACCAACAGGACACGTTATTAATGTTAATCCAGATGTGGTTGCAGATTTTCGTGATATGCCCTTTGAAGACAATGAGTTTGATTTAGTCGTATTTGACCCGCCGCATTTGATCCATGCCGGTGAAAATTCATGGTTGGCCAAAAAGTATGGCAAGTTAAATAAAGACTCTTGGGAATTTGATATTCGATCGGGCTTCTTTGAATGTATGCGAGTGTTGAGGCCAAACGGGACCTTAATTTTCAAGTGGAATGAGGATCAAATCAAGTTGCATGACATTAGAGTAGCGATTGCGCCATATGAGCCACTATTTGGCAATAAGCGAAGTAAGACGCATTGGCTGGCGTTTATTAAAGACCTACTGTAACTCAGCCTATCAAGGAGGTTTTATAAATGTTGAATAAGAAGAATATTATGGGAATAATCCAAGATATTAAGGATCGTATCGAAATTATTGAGTCTGAGTTGCAACGTGCTGATGACTTAAACTTGGATATTCCGGATTTGAAACGGGATGTACGAAATGAGTTGTCTTGTCTCTATGAGGATAAAGATCGTTACGAGTTGCAGGCAAAGGCTTGGGGACTAATTGAGGAGGAAACAAATGTTTAATTACGATGACTTTGCTAGTTATATTGTAAAAATGCAAAAGGCACTTGAAAAGCAAGGGCAAGAGAAACAGGAAGCCTTTAATAATGCATTGATGATTTGGACTTGTACAAGTATTGCTAGGAATCAGATGTAAAACAAAAAAGCCACCTCTTCCGAGATGACCCAACCTAATTATAATTTTAACATAAAGGGGTGGCGTTTGTGAGATTTAGATGGTTAAAAGATTATCAGGAAATCGATGAGCATATCTTATATCTGAAATGGAATCTAAATAAAAGCAAGCTTGAATTAGAACGGTGGACTTATGGAGATTTGGCAAACGTCAGACTAGAAAAGAATTCAAGAGGAGCGAATTTAGAAGAAAAGATTATTCAGATTGAGAGAGAAATAGAGTGTCTCATGGAACAAAAGAAAGAAATGAAAGTGATTATTGATTCCTTCAAAGGACTAGATAATCAAATAATGAACTATAAATACATTAAAGGGATGACACTTGAAATGATTTCAGAAGAAACAGGATATAGTGTTTCATATATTCAAAAGAAACACTCTGAGTTAAGGAAGTCTATTGACTACCTAGACGAGTATCTTTTAAATAAGTCAGATTTAAAAATGAAGCTAGCGATCCAGTCTCAAGAGAAGTTGCACAAAAACTGCACTAATGGGGTTGGTTTCAGACTTGTTTAAGCGATGATATTCTAATAGTGTCAAAAGAAGACATGTGATTTTAAGGAGATTGATCTATAAACTAGGTTACTCACACAATCTAATTATGGAAAAGTCAATTCTTTCACGTGAGACGGCAGCCTTTGAATTGGCTGCCGTTTGCTCTTTAGGAGGATCAAGATGGGAAAGACAGATGATTACATATTAGAAATAGTTATACAAGATGTAGTTCATGATCAAGACGGTAACTTAAGCAGCGCTACCGTTTTAGTACCTAGAAGCTATATCGAATCAAAAATAGTTAATGCAATTGATAATGAAATCAATAAGCAACCAGACCGTCCACCTATTGGTTTGCTGAATGAAATGAGGACCGGCCATGGCTCTAAGAGCTGACAAGCAAGGCAAACATCGCGTTGCTTATGAGAAGAATAAAAAGAGAATACTGAAAACTCAAAATGTTTGTGGCATCTGTGGTAAGCCAGTTAACAAGAAGTTGAAGTCACCTGATCCAATGTCACCAGTTATTGACCACATGATTCCAGTATCAAAAGGTGGTCATCCATCAGCGATAGAAAACCTACAGCTTGCACACTGGACATGTAACAGGCAGAAGTCAGACAAGATGTTTAATAATCAACAAAACAATCAGCAAGAAAAGAAAGTAATAGGTAATAGGAACCTTCCTCAAAGTATTAATTGGAGTTTATATAGTTCAACAAAAAAATAAAAATAATAGTTTTAGAAAATAAAAAAGAAGTAATCGCAAGAGAATATAAGGGGGGATACCTCCCCCGACCGGCTGGCAGCCGACCTTCACGCAGTCACTGTACATTTTTTCTCGCGCGACATCCAAGGAGCTGACTAAATGGGAATGCAAGGAATGGAATACTTAAAGAAAAAGCTGAGTTCGCGCCGTTCGCGAGTGAATATGCGTTATGAACATTACTCGATGAAAAATAGGGAATATGAAATTGGATTTACCATTCCAAAAAAAATAAGGGATCAATACAAAGCAGTTTTGGGGTGGTCAGCAAAAACAGTTGATAGCCTTGCAGATCGATTAATATTTCGTGAGTTCGCAAATGACAATTTTGATGTAAATGAAATATTTAGGGCTAATAATCCCGATGTATTCTTCGATAGCGCGGTGTTGTCAGCCTTGATAGCATCGTGTTCTTTTGTTTATATTTCAAACGGAGAGGACGAAATACCACGGTTACAAGTTATTGAAGCGAGCAATGCGACTGGTGTGATTGATGAAACTACAGGCTTGCTTAAGGAAGGGTACGCTGTACTTGAACGAGATGAAAACAACAAACCTTCAGTTGAAGCATACTTCACCGGAGATCAAACAACCTTTTATTATGCGGATAAGAATGTTGAGAACTTCTCGCTTGATAATCCGACAGGTCATCCGTTGTTAGTTCCGATTATTCATCGACCGGATGCCGTGCGGCCTTTTGGACGTTCAAGAATTACACGAGCCGGTATGTATTGGCAAAGAAATGCAAAAAGAACACTGGTGCGTGCAGACGTGACGGCTGAGTTCTATTCTTTCCCACAAAAGTATGTTGTTGGTACTGATCCTGATTCAGAGCCGTTAGATAGTTGGAAAGCAACGGTTTCTGCAATGCTTGAATTCACAAAAGGTGAAGATGGAGAAAAGCCAACTCTTGGCCAGTTCACAACATCAAGCATGACACCGTTCACCGAGCAACTTAAAACTGCTGCAGCTGGATTTGCCGGCGAAAGTGGTTTAACATTGGATGATTTAGGGTTTGCCTCAGACAACCCATCGAGTGTAGAAGCAATAAAAGCTAGTCACGAGAATTTGAGACTTGCCGGAAGAAAAGCGCAACGTTGTTTTGGATCAGGCTTTTTGAATGTGGCATATTTAGCAGCATGTTTAAGAGATGATTTCCCATACATGCGAAGTCAGTTCATGACTACCGAACCAAAATGGGAGCCGCTATTTGAGGCAGATATGTCTACGCTAGGATTAATTGGTGACGGAGTGCAAAAAATAAACACGGCAATTCCTGAATACATCAACGGTGAAACTATTCGTGATCTGACAGGGATTAAAGGAGCGAATGACAATGGATGATATTGTTCCAGGACTCCTTGAATCCATTCAACATCAATTTGACGAACGAACAAAAAAGAGCGCTAAACTGAAGAATGCTGCAATCGCATTGAAGAAGAAAGAAGCAACCTATTTAGATGCGAATGGTTTTGCAATTGAACTTGGTGAAATATTAGCCTCTATTTACGCAAAGAACCTGACCAAAAAAGTATTGCCAGACGGCAAGATGTACTACAACATTGCTGAGCGAATTATTCAACCAACGATGAAAAACAACTACGATCTTGTTTCCGGTTATGCAGGCGATGTTCAAAAACAATTGAATCAAGCCGCAGGGTTATACTTGAAAACTCAAATCCCTGATATGAATCAGGATCGAATCAATGGGATTATCAATCGAATATCAAGCGAGCCTGATTTCGATAAAATTAAGTGGATGCTTGATGAACCGATAGTAAATTTTAGTCAAAGTATTGTCGATGATTCCATAAAAAAGAATGCAGATTTTCAGTCAAGAAGTGGTTTGCGCCCTAAAATCATTCGCCGCGTTTCTGGTCATGCATGTAAATGGTGTCAAAGTCTAGCAGGATCATACGATTACCGTAGTGCTCCCGATGATATTTATAGACGACATGAGCGATGTCGTTGCACTGTTGAATACGACCCAGGAGATGGCAGACGGCAAAATATTTGGTCCAAAATTTGGAGACGGCCTGATAAAGATGATAAAATAGAGTTGAGAAAGAAAGCGGGTGTCGATAAAGACAAAGAGCTTTCTAAGAGAGCAAGAGCTGCACTCAACAAAACAAACATGCAAACGCAGGTCGGTAAAGATTATTACAGCCAATTCATTAATCACTTAGACAGTCTTGATAATCCAAGAGTGAAAGAAATGTTTGCTACTATGGCCGATCGACTAGACTTCATGAAGATTAAGGATGTACGTGCATACGCAAGTGGAAGCAGTGTTCAATTAAGCAAAGCCAGTTTTGTTGGTTCTTCACATCAAAAGCCATTTCAAACGGTATACCATGAATTAGGGCACGCATTCGATACATTGGGAACGAAAGTTTTAACGGATAGTACGACTTACTCTACAGGACAAACTAAAAGAATGAAAATTCTTGGTCAAATGATGGATGTCGAAATCAAATCGACTCATGCTTCTGGAATACCGAGCTATTCGCTAAAAGAAGCAATAGATAATGATGTATGGCAGTTTATCAATGGTGATCTACCAACACTTGAAAGCCTTGGGAAAAGGCCAAGAAAAAAAGCCGAAAAGGAAGCATGGGATAGAGAATACAGTCGAATACATGATCAATGGCAAAAGAACAAGAAAGCATTTTTAGAAGATTATAAAAAGTTGGCCAAAGAAGATTTAGCTACCTATGGGGCGTTGTCTGATATGCTTGAATCGACCAGATACTTTGAGAGTTATCCTCTCGGAGTTGGCCACGGGTCAAAGTATTGGAAAGACTACGGGAAAGCTGAAACAGAGTTTTTCGCTCACATGACAGAGTTAGCAGCAAATAAAGAATCTGCAAAAATTATGAATGAAGTTTTTCCCAATGCAGCGAAGATTTGGGAGAAATTGGTAGACGACATCTTAAGGAAGGTGAAATAAAATGTTCAGTGCAGAAGACGGAGCAATGGCACTCATTGAACCAGCTGTAGAAAAGTATGAATCACATTTTGGCAAGACGTTTCCTTTGTATGAATACATCGAGATGACTCAATCTGAAGGTTGGGATTTTTCAGTCGAAGGTGGAAAGAAACTAACCACATTTATCGAGGAAAGAATTAAGAATGATGATCCAGTAGAGGTTCCAGCTGACTATGAGGATCGAACCTATTAAGTAGCACTCAATGAAAAATGTTGGGTGCTATTTTTGTGCCCAAAAGGAGCGGTTTTAATGTCAAAACAAAATAAGTATTCTATCCCGATGACTCTAAGACAGATTTTCGGGCTTTTTGTGTTGCCAAGAGAACGTCTGCCAGATAAATCGAAGGAGGACAAGAAAAAGTGATTGTGTTCAAAGTCTCATTTAGTCAAGCGTGGGGGCGATGGCGTGATTTTACGTTTGTTACCTGTAGAAGTACAAGTGAAGCGATCACCAAGGCGCTAGAAGAAATTAACGTACCTGAAAAGATGAACAACAAAGTTATCATAACCGTTTCTATTGAAGGTCAGGTAGGTAAAAAGAAAAAAAGAAAGTAGTATTCCCAGCGATAGGGTTATCATGCAGCAAATGATTGAAGGGGGATCAATATGACTACTAAAGTAAGACTTGGTAATCAGCATCCTACTCAATCGGTAATATTGCCATATGACAAAGAAAAATCCATGTCTCAACGAGCGATTGACCGCTATCAGCGAACAGGCCGTAAATGCTACAAATGGCAAGGAAACATGCTTAATCCCATGATGGCTATAGATAATGATGGATTATGGATTCATCAAAAGTTCGGTTTCTCCATACCTCGTAGGAATGGTAAAACAGAAATTGTGTATATAGTCGAGTTAGATGCATTAGAAGAAGGACTCAGCATACTACACACTGCTCATAGGATTAGCACGTCACATTCTTCATTCGAACAAGTGAAAAAGTTGCTTGAAGATTCGGGCTATATAGAAGGCGAAGACTTTAATTCCATTAAGGCAAAAGGTCAAGAGCGATTAGAACTTTATAAAAGTGGTGGGGTCATTCAATTTCGTACAAGAACTTCCAGCGGTGGTCTTGGTGAAGGGTTTGATCTACTCATAGTCGATGAAGCACAAGAGTATACGACTGAGCAAGAGTCCGCCTTAAAATATACGGTATCTGATAGTGATAACCCGATGACAATAATGTGTGGAACGCCGCCGACACCTGTTTCTAGCGGTACGGTGTTTACTCATTATCGTGATAAGGTTCTGTTCGGCAAATCAAAGTATTCGGGCTGGGCGGAATGGTCTGTTGATGAAATGAAAGACATTCATGATGTTGAAGCATGGTATAACTCAAATCCATCAATGGGCTATCACTTGAACGAACGCAAAATTGAAGCCGAACTAGGAGAAGATGAACTGGACCATAACGTCCAGCGTCTAGGATATTGGCCAAAGTACAATCAAAAGTCTGCAATTTCCGCAACAGAATGGGAAGGATTGAAAGTCAGCCGTTTACCTGTTTTCAAAGGCCCACTATTTGTAGGTATCAAATATGGAAATGATGGTGCGAATGTTGCAATGAGCATAGCTGTTCGAACTTTATCAGGAAAAGTGTTTGTTGAAACAATCGATTGTCAATCAGTTAGAAACGGTAATCAGTGGATCATTAATTTTCTTAAGAATGCTGATGTAGCTGCAGTAACGATTGATGGTCAAAGCGGTCAAAGTATTTTAGTGAAGGAAATGAAAGACTTTAGGTTAAAGAGTCCAATTTTACCAAAGGTATCAGAAATCATTAATGCAAACTCTTCATGGGAACAAGGTATTTTCCAGAAATCAATTTGCCACAATGATCAACCTTCATTAACCACTGTTGTAACCAATTGTGAAAAACGAAATATTGGTTCAAGTGGTGGGTTCGGATATAAATCGCAATTCGATGATATGGATATAAGTCTAATGGATAGCGCACTTTTAGCGCATTGGGCTTGCGTTAATAAGAAGCCTAAATCAAAACAACAAATCAGGTATTAAGCGACTTTTTCGGAAGTCGTTTTTTTAATACACAAAATTACCGAACTGCCGGGCAAGCAGGAGAAAGGACGTTTAACATGTCAGATTTTAAAGTAATTGAAACACAACAAGAGTTGGACCAAATTATTCGGGAGCGCTTGGATCGTCAAAAAGAGTCCTTGGAAAAGCAATTTGGTGATTATGACCAGCTCAAAACTCGTAATGAGGAACTAGAAAATGAAGTTGGTGCATTAAAGACAGCTGCAGAAGAATCAAAAAATGCTGCTTCACAATATGATCAAACAATTGCGGAATTGAATGCAAAAGTGACTAGCTACGAAACGGCTAACTTAAGAACACGAATTGCCATTCAAAATGGATTACCGCTTGATCTTGCTGACCGTTTAGTTGGTGAGGATGAAGATAGTTTGAAAGCTGATGCAGAGCGTCTTTCTGGATTTGTTAAATCTCAGAAACCAGTACCACCTTTAAAAGATACTGAACCGCCATTAGGTGATGAAAAAGATGAACCATATAAAAAATTAATCGAAGGATTAAATAAAGAGGGAGAATAACAATATGACAACATTATCAAGAGGAAGTTTATTTGAACCTGAATTAGTAACAGACTTAATTAACAAGGTGAAAGGCAAAAGTTCGTTAGCTATTCTTTCGCAGCAAGAAGCGATTCCATTTGATGGACAAACAGAGTTTGTTTTCACGATGGATTCTGAAATTGATATTGTAGCTGAAAATGGGAAGAAATCACACGGTGGCATTTCATTAGAGCCAGTTAAAATGGTGCCTATCAAAGTTGAGTATGGCGCGCGTGTTTCTGACGAATTCATGTACTCATCTGATGAAAAGAAAATTGATGTAATCAAAGGCTTTAACGAGGGATATGCTAAAAAGCTTGCTCGTGGTATTGATTTAATGGCATTTCATGGGATCAACCCACGTACTGGTGCAGCGTCTACAGTTATTGGCGACAAACATTTCGACAGCAAGGTAACTCAAACAGTTACATTCTCACCATCTGATCCAGATGCAAATATCGAAGCAGCTGTCGCGTTGATTCAAGGAGAAGAAGGTATTGTGACTGGTCTGGCAGCAGATACGCAGTTCTCGGCGGCATTAGCAGCAATGCGCACAGGCGGAGACACAAATATTCGCTTGTTCCCTGAGCTTGCTTGGGGAGCTAATCCAGGTTCTATCAATGGCCTAAAAGCTGATATTAATAATACGGTGTCAGGTGGCTCTAATGACGTAGCCATCATTGGAGATTTTGCTAATTTCTTCCAATGGGGATTTGCGAAAGAGATTCCATTAGAAGTTATCGAATATGGTGATCCAGACAACTCAGGTAATGACTTGAAAGGATACAATCAAGTTTACCTACGTTCTGAAACATTCTTAGGATGGGGCATCATGGACGCTAACAGCTTTGCTCGTATTGTTAAAACTACCGGAGGTGGCGAATAGCATGAATTACAAAAATACTAGAACAGGCGTGGTCATTACCACGCCTTGCGTTGTAAGCGGCGGAAACTGGAAGCTAATTGATGAAGAACAAGAACAGGTTAATGATACTCCTGTTTCGGTAGTAATCACTCCAACAGAAGAAACCGAACAAGAAGATGCAGCAAACGCTGCATCTGATGATTTAGCAGATGTCACTAAAAAAGACATTATGCAGGAACTAGATGCAATGAAAATCAAGTATGATCCTCGTGCTAAAAAACAAGAACTGTATGATTTGATGATGCAAGGGGAGTGATCACGTGCAACCATTCGCAACGATTACTGATTTAAGTAATTTATGGCGCACTCTTAAGATGGATGAAGTGGATCGTGCAGAGTCATTGCTTGAGGTTGTTTCTGATTCGTTGAGAGAGGAAGCGCACAAAGTCGGCAAAGACCTAGATGCGATGACAGAGGAACGTCCATCTTACGCGACTGTCGTTAAGTCTGTAGTGGTTGATGTGGTAGCTCGTACACTTATGACCTCAACCGATCAGGAACCAATGACGCAGTTCTCAGAGGGCGCAATGGGTTATAGCGTTTCAGGGTCCTATCTTGTTCCAGGCGGAGGCTTGTTCATTAAAGATACTGAGCTTAAACGTTTAGGCTTACGCCGGCAAAGAATGGGAGTGATTGAACCTTATGGCCAAATTGAAAGGCATAACAATTATCCTTGTTGATAAAGTAGAGATTGGAAGAGACCCATTTGATAAACCCATTTATGAAGATAAGGATATTGAAGTTGAAAATGTCTTGATTCAACCGACATCCACTGATGATGTCGTAAATCAATTGAATTTGACAGGAAAGAAAGCTGTTTACACGATAGCCATTCCAAAGGGCGACTCTCACGATTGGGAAAATAAAGAAGTGAAATTCTTTGGTAAGCGTTGGCGAACTGTCGGTTTTCCAACTGAAGGGATTGAGGACTTAATTCCGCTCGACTGGAATAAGAAAGTGATGGTGGAACGCTATGGCTAAAATGAAATTTAAACTGAATTATAATGGTGTTGGCCAATTACTAAAATCTGCCGAAATGCAGGGCGTTTTAGAAGAGAAGGCAACGGGTATTAAAAACCGCGCAGGCGAAGGATATGCTCAGGATGTTTATGTCGGAAAAACACGGGCGAATGCGATGGTTTACGCAGATTCTTTCAAAGCCAAACGAGACAACAAGAAAAACAATACACTTTTGAAGGCGGTGCGGTAAGTGATCGAGACTGAAATTAAAGAATTCCTAGACGGTCATTTATCTGTACCGTCTTTTTTAGAGCGTCCTGAAGAACCGCCTGACTTTTATATTCTTTTTGAAAAAACTAGCGGTGGCAGCAACAATTATCTGCCGTCTTCAACGTTTGCTTTCCAAAGCTATGCTCCTTCTTTGTACGAGGCAGCAGCATTGAACGAAAAATTAAAAATTGCTGTTGAATCAATGATCACGCTTGATTCCATCAGTAAGATTAAGCTCAACAGTGACTATAACTTTACGGATACAGAAACGAAAGAATATCGCTATCAAGCGGTATATGACATTAATCATTATTAGGAGGTAAATATATGTCAGATGTACAAAACGTGACAACAGCAAAACCGAAAATAGGCGGTGCCATTTATTCAGCTCCGCTGGGAACTGTGTTGCCAAAAGACGCAGTTACAAAACTTGACGATGCTTTCAAGAGTTTAGGGTATATTTCAGAAGATGGAATGACTAACTCAAACTCACCAGAAAGCGACAATATCAAGGCTTGGGGCGGCGATGTTGTTGATAATGTGCAAACAGAAAAGCCCGATACTTTCTCCTATACATTGATTGAAGCATTAAATATATATGTGCTGAAAGAAGTTTATGGCGAAAACAATGTGAGTGGAACCTTAGATACAGGAATTACAATCAAAGCCAATTCGACACCTATGAAAGAACATGTCTTAGTGGCTGAAATGGAACTAAAAGGCGGCGTCTGGAAACGTATTGTTATTCCTATTGGTAAAGTTTCAGAGGTGGGCGAAATTGGTTATAAGGATAATGAACCTAGTGGATACGAAACAACGATTGCAGCACTTCCCGATACTGACGGAAACACTCACTATGAATACATTCAGAAAATCGGGAGTTCATCTGAAGGAGGCGGCGACTAATGGCCAAAAATGACAACTTGCAAGGAACAACGAAATCAGGATTTGATTACAACATTTCTAAAGACCGTCTTAACAATTATGAATTGGCGGAAACGCTCGGGGAACTAGAAGATAATCCTCTTCTAATGGGGAAAGTTGTGAACCTCATGTTAGGTAAAGAACAGACTAAAAAATTAAAGGACCATTTGCGTACTAAGGATGGATTTGTTCCAAGTGAATTAATGGAAGCGGAAATTACAGAAATTCTGCAAAAGCAGGCAGAACTAAAAAAATAATAACCCTTGCTAGAATGATCAAGCTCGATGAAGATGCATTGATTTGTGATCTAGCCGAGACTTATCAAATATACGACTACAGGCAGTTACCTCTATTGAAGGTAGCTGTCTTTTCTTGTGGTTTAAGTGAAGATTCCAGAATCAAAATGCGAATGAGTAATCAAATCATACCAATGGAAACACTTCTTTTAGCTGGTCTGTCTGACAAAATCAGCGTTCTTTTATGGACCAAGACGAAAGATGGCCAGAAAGGAAGAAATCGTCCACCAATGATTTTGGATGCATTCAATCAAAACAAAACGAAGCAAAGAGAAACTGTCGTATTCAATTCAGGCGAGGATTTCGAAGAAAGAAGAAAAGAGTTACTTAAACAAGCAGCGAGCGGAGGTGGAGATTAATGGCAACGGATTTAGGTCAGGCTTATGTTCAGATTGTACCATCTGCAAAAGGAATCAGCGGAGCAATCAGAAATCAACTAGAACCAGAAGCCTCGGCAGCAGGTACCAGTGCTGGGAATAATCTGGCTAGTAGATTGGTTACGGTTGTAAAAGGCGTGATTGCTACTGCAGCTATTGGTAAATCAATCGGTGCGGCTCTTACTGAAGGTGCCAATCTTGAACAATCCCTCGGCGGTATCGAAACCCTGTTTAAGGGCAGTGCCGATAAAGTGAAAAAATATGCTGATGAAGCATATAGAACTTCCGGATTATCTGCCAATGATTACATGGAAAACGTAACAAGTTTTAGTGCTAGTTTGCTGCAGTCAGTAGGGGGCGACACCGAGAAAGCTGCAGACGTTGCAAACATGGCCATGATCGACATGTCAGATAATGCCAACAAAATGGGTACCAACATGGGCGATATTCAAAACGCCTATCAAGGGTTCGCAAAACAGAACTATACCATGTTAGATAACTTGAAACTAGGTTACGGTGGTACTCAAGAAGAAATGAAAAGGCTGCTTGCCGATGCTGAAAAGCTGACTGGTGTTAAATACGACATCAATAATCTAAGTGACGTTTACAACGCGATCCATGCTATTCAAGAAAACTTAGACATTACAGGTACAACCGCAAAAGAAGCCTCTGAAACCTTCAGCGGATCATTTGCAGCAATGAAAGCCGCAGCGTCTAACGTCCTTGGTAAAATGGCTCTTGGCCATGACATTCAACCATCTTTAAATCAATTAGCCGAAACAACGTCAACATTCTTTGTTGGAAACTTTATCCCGATGGTGATGAACATTGTCAAAGCGATACCTGGTGCAATCGTTACTTTGATTAAAGCATCAATTCCATACGTACAAGAAGCTTTTACAAGTATGTTTGGTTCAGTTGGCTTGCCATCAGCTTTCACAGGGCTAATTGCAAATTTAAAGTTTGCCTTTGGGCAAGTAGTAGCGAATGTAAAAAACATGGGCTACCAAGTGAAGGATCGACTGACTGAACTTGATGATTCCTTTAGAAGCTTGCTTGTTTCCTTAGAGCCAGTTTTCACTAAACTAGGTGGAATTATTAGCACATGGGCTGTTGGAATTACAACAGTGTTATCCTATGCTATCCCGTTAGCGATCGATGTTTTTCGAATGGCCTTTGATGGGATTGTGGAATTTGTCGTTCCCATTTTGGACAAGGTACTTCAAATCTTTTGGGATCTGAGTGCGGCAGTTATGGAAGTAGTCATGAATACAGTCGTACCAGCATTACAGAAAATGATTGATTGGGTTCGTGCTAACGAGGGAATCATGAAAGGCTTAGGAGTTGCATTAACAGCCCTAGTTGCTGGATTCGGAGCATTCAAAGCCGTTACCGGTGTGGTAGCCATTTTTAGTAAATTATCTGTTGCAGCAGGAGCATTAAAAACAGTTTTTCTAGGTCTTTCGAATCTTGGAATCAAAGGCTTAATCACAGTGTTTACTACGTTATTAGGACCAGTTGGTGTGGTAGCAATTGCAGTAGGAGCTTTAACCGCTGCATTCGTTTATCTATGGAATACGAATGAAGGCTTCAAAGAGGCAGTCATTCAAATATGGACAACTATTTCTGAATTATTAAGTCCACTTATTTCTGGAATAGCTGAGTTTATTAAAACGATTTGGGGTGCAGTCACTGCATGGTGGAATGCAAATCAACAATCGTTTTTGACAACTGCTCAAACTATTTGGAATTCCATTATGACTACCATTCAATCCATACTTAATCTAGTGCAATTAGTAATTCAAACCGTGTTGACCAATATCCAGAATTTCTGGAATACATGGGGATCAACGATTCAAAATTTCACTTCCGCAGTATGGGGAGCAATTAAAGCTCTGATAACTGGTGTGGTAAATAATTTGCTATCAACGATAACTACCATCTTCAATCAGATTAGTATTGTCATTCAAACCGTGATGGGTGTGATTCAAGGGATAATTAAAGCAATCACAGGAGCAATCAAGGGTGACTGGTCACAGGTTTGGGAAGGAATCAAACAGATTGTTTCTAGCATCTTTGAAGGTATTGTCGCTACAATATCAAATTTCATGGAAGGCGCCAAAAACACTATATCTAATGCGATTGAAACAATAAGAGGCGTATTCGATTCATTATCTCAAATTGATCTTTTCGCAGCTGGTCAAGCGATCATCGAAGGGTTCTTGAATGGACTTAGACAGAAATATGAAGATGTAAAAAGCTTTATCGGTGGTATTGGTGACTGGATCAAAGACCATAAAGGCCCAATTAGTTACGATAAGATACTATTGATCCCAGCTGGTAATGCGATTATGGATTCGCTAAACAATGGTCTAATAGATCGATTTTCTAACGTTAAGCGAACAATCTTAGGTGTTGCAGGCGAAATACAGGACATAATTACCAATAGCATTGACACAAGTCCATTTACAGATGATTCATTGAATACTCAATTGTCCTTTGCTGCAGCATCGATCGATGCACAAAATATTAGTGCAAGACAAGCAAGCGGTGAATACGGTGGTGACTCTTCAGTAATCATTGATAACCACGGCATGATGGACGGAGCAACGTTTGTTGTACGAGAAGAGGCTGACATCGAAAAGATTGCAGAGGCATTGTACAAGAGACAACAACGCCAAGATGGACGGCGTGGATTGCGAGGTAGTTTCCGATGACAGTAACACTTGAAAAGAAATTACCTGCAAGAGCAATGAACATTGATGGCAAGTTTTTAGAAGACTTGGTTCCTGGATACACAACACTTGATGTTGAGGGAAGGGAACTTTTTGAAACGAATAATGAGTATTCTCAACTTGGAATTCGAGATGGCGAAAGACACATCTATAATCGAATTCCAGCACGAGAGCTTGAAGTTAAGTTCTTTTTGAAAGCCGAAGATGATTCATCCTACAGAGACAAGTTCAACAAACTGAACGTGGCTTTGTTCACCGAAAAAGAAGTGCCAATTTGGTTCAACGATGAACCAGAAATGATCTTCAAAGGAACAAAGGCAACAATAGATAAAGTAGATTCTGGTCATTATTGGGCGACTGGTAGCTTCACAATCACTTGTGGCGATCCGTACAAGTATACGAAAAGCGATGCAACGTCCGTAATGTGGGGATCAGAAATCATTACATTTCAGGCGAACTATTTGTTAGGGAATACTGGATCGGGCGCCGTTCTAATGCCGATCATTTTTGAAGGTGGCGCTTATTGGGGGTCTGATATTATCACTTTCCAACACCAAGGCTATCTGATGGGTGACACAGGTAAAGAAGCGCAGCCGTTTGAAATTTACCCAACGGTTGAAGGTTTAAAAGTGAAGCCACTTATTACTATCAAAGGTATGGGTCGAGATGTGCAGATTCGAACTCGTAGCGACACAATCAATTTGGGTGACTTCGATAATGCAACAATTGAAATTGATACTCAAACGTTTAATATTACCAAAAATGGAAAAGCATTGATTCGACCTATGAACGATTTTTACATCTATCCTCAAGAACCATTATATGTTAGTGGTCGTGATGGTGATTTTCAATTGACAATAAAATATTCGAATCGATATTTATAGGGAGCTGATTACTTGTTAATGGCAATGAACCTAAGTCGTGAGTATACAGCTATCCTAGAAAATGCTTACGATGTTGGGTATGAAAAAATTGAAAATGAAATCGGATCAATTGAATTTTCGATGCCATTATATGACACGAAAAACGCAATGATTCAAGCTTTGCAGTATGTGGAGCTTACGGATAATGAAGATGAATACATCGGATTATATCGGATAATGCCGTCAACGATCCAGAAAGACAAAAGCAATTACACAATTAAATACACTGCAATGCATGTGCTAGGGACGTTATTGGATAGCGTCCTTTTTGGTTATCATGAATTAGTTAATCGAACAACTACAGATGTGATCAATTACATTCTAGGTAAGCAAAAAACAAAGCATTGGGTTCTTAAGAAATGTGAGTTCACTCGATATTTCAGCTATGCATGGGAAAACGAAAACGGCCTTGCTGATGCATTGTTTTCTATTCCGGCAGCATTTGACGAAGACTATATTTGGCAATGGAATACGCAAGTTTATCCCTTTGAGCTATCCCTTGTTAAGCCACCGACTGAACCGATTTGTCGCATTCAAGAAGGTTACAACATGGAAGGGTTCGAAATAGAAAGTGATCCTAACAACCTAGTGAATCGAGTGTACCCTTTAGGAGCCGGTGAAGGCATCAATCAGCTGAATATTAAATCCGTGAATGGCGGGAAAGAATATGTAGAAGATGCTGACTCTATCAAAAAGTATGGGTTAATCGAATACGTTTGGGTGGATCAGCGTTTTACCATTGCGCAAGCGTTGAAAGACAATGCGTTAAATATGTTGAAAAAATGGTCGATTCCAAAAGTATCTTGGAAAGTTAAGGCAGCAGATTTAATCAAGCTGACTGATTCACCACTTGATATTGATAAGTTGCGACAAGGAACTGTCGTGATGATTAATACAAACGAGTACGGGTCTTTTAACTTGCGGATAAAGAAGGAGTCTAAATCAGATGTATTTGGAGCGCCGCAGGAACTTGAGTTAGAACTTGGTAACTTGAAGGATGACATCAACACAACAATGTCTGACCTCAACCGAAAACAGCAAATCAATGAAACGTATTCTCAAGGTGCAACAAACATCTTGAATTATTCATACCAAGACAATTGCGAATCAGCATACCCGGCTGAAATAGAATTTTACTTGGATGATGATGTTTTCCATGTGAATACTGTTGAACTGACCTTCAAAACGAAGCGTTATCGCGGATACACGAAAGCAGTGAAAGGCGGCGGTGCAAAAACTATCACAAGTGAGTCGGGCGGTTCTACAGTAATTACTAGCGAGTCTGGTGGCTCAAGTGTTGTTACCAGTCAAGGCGGCGGCGGTTCTGTGGCATCTACGACTAGCGGTGGTGGTTCATACCAAGGTGGGTCTACAAGTGCAGGCGGAGGATCGTATCAAGGTGGGTCAACAAATGCTGGCGGCGGTTCTTTGAGGTCTTCTAGTGCTGGGGGAAATCATGATCATGTTATGTTTAATGTTAGACCAGGTCCAACACCACCAGCAACAAAGTCAATGTATGTTGCTGGTGGTAGTGGTGTTTTATATGCAGAAGGGGCTGGCAGTACATTTAGAACAGCTAGTTCATCAGGAAATCACGCGCACACTGTTGATGTACCAAGTCATTCTCATGGATTCAACATCAGTATTCCTAGTCACTCACACGGCTTCGGTATTAACATACCTAATCACTCACATAGAGTGACGATCCCTAGTCATACTCATAAAGTGACATTACCAAGTCATAGACACAATGTGAAGCTACCAAGCCATAAACATAATGTAGTGCTGCCAGAACATACGCATCCTTTAGAATGGGGAATTTTCCAAGCGAGTGAGTCGGCATCTAGTGTTGACATTATTGTTGATGGAACGACTATTCCTAAACATGAAACAAGTCAAAGTCGGTTGAATATCGTAGACTATCTGAGAAAGACAAGCAGTGGGAAGATTCAACGCGGAAACCACACAATCAAAATTAAACCGAACAAGCTTGCTCGTATTGAAGCACAAGTGACTTGTCGCGTATTTATTCAGTCTCAACTAGGAGGACAGTTTTAATGAAAATTAAAGTGAAAAAAATCAGCGGTGAAGAGTTTGACGCTGAAACAAATAAAACAATGGATGAACTTTATGTAGAACTGACTGATCAAACAGTTAGTTCTTTTATTTTACTCGGTGACCACATCGAGCAAAAAATGACAATTGATTCAATTAGAAAAATTAATGAATAGGTAGGTGATCATTTTGGCTGTTGAGCATATCCAAGAAACAGACACGCTGAATGCTGGGCGTGGGAAAATTAACCAGGCGATCGATTTAGCGAACACGTCATCAAATAAAGTTGATCAATATGGTGCCGAGTTGGATCAAGGGATCAAAGACGCTAAAAAGATTGCTACAGATGCCGGACAAGTAGCGAAGACAACAGCAGACACAGCGGCGGCAGAAGCAAGACAAACGGCATCTACTGCTGCGACCGAAGCTACCAACATTGCTACGACTGCTGGACAAGAAGCGAAGAAAATTGCTGAAACTGCTGGAGCCGGGGCGAATAAGAAGGCTGACCAAGCTATCGCAGATTCAAAAACAGCCGTTGAAAGTTCTAATCAAGCAGTAGGACGTGCAAATCAGAACAAACAGGAATTTGATGCATTACGTAATGACTTTGACGATCTAGTGGCAGAGTCAGGCGATAGCAACCCAGAAATTGTCCAAGCTCGGACAGACTCGCAAGGTGTGAAACAGAATACGTTGCAAAATCGTCTGCAAGCTGATTTTAGTAGCCGTTTAACAAATGCCGATGCAATTCAATTGTTTTCTGGTCCAGTTGTCGTTCCGCTAATGATGGATTTCTCAGGAAAAGTTGCCGGAAACGTCGCGGCTAATCCTCATAGTTTCTACACTGACTATACGTCAACCAGCTTGAAAAAGCCTTCCGATCCATGGAATGAAATTACTCAAGAAAACTACAACAAGTTAGCTGGCAGGGATGACCAAGGGGTAACAGTGGGTTCAAGTCAAGGGAGCGTCATTCCTCAAAATCGCGGTTCCTATAATACAATCGTGTCTATTGAGCAGTTAGCGCCACGAATCTTTGAAGGAATGTCTTTGGCGGAAAAAGTAAAATATATCAAAGACAATTTTATTTCCTTTTCTATTACGACACGAGCAAAGGCAACGTCGCCGAATAATAAAAATTTAAAGGTCGGTGTTTTCTTAGAATCAACTGGTGCATACACTACTAAAATCCAAGGTGATGCAACTGATTTTACTGATTTTACTGTAGAAATCACTGACAGTAACTTCATTGATTCAAAAGGTTTTATCGAGATAAATTCGCATACCGATAGTTCGAATGGTGTCACTGCTTCTAGTGTGACAACAGATTACGTTGGTGTTCAATTGAAGGTATCGTTAAATCCATTAACTGTTTTAAATAAATCAGGATTTATTAACGAAAATGGTTTGGCATTAAAAGCGAATAAAGAAGATTTCGATAATCACGCTGCAGATAAAAATAATCCTCATGAAGTGAATGCCGATCAGTTAGGTGTCTATACGAAAGATGAAGTAGATGAGAATTTCGCAGGCAAAACGGATGTTGAGCAAACTTACGCAAAAAAAAAAGATGTGGAAACCAACTATGCGAAATTAACTGATTTAACTAAGTCCAAAGTTGGTTTAGGAAATGTTCCAAACTATAGTGCTGCTAACGAAACAGAATCGATTGATCCTGAGATTGAGAATAAACTGATGACACCGAAAGGCGTTGCACTATTTGTTGATAACGTGAATAAAGTAGCGGAATACAAAATCACTGATAAATCACAAGTTCCAGACGCAAATGCTGCGACATGGATAGATACATTAGAAGGTGTTTTCAAGCGCCGTGGTGACCGTGTCGATTTCTTTTGCCGCATCAATTTTAATAGATCGACGGGTATTTATACCCCTGGTTACTTTAAAATCCCACAAGGATTCAGGTTGAGTACCGAATTTGATGATTTTATTTGGAACGTTCCGCTTGCTATGGCGAAGTATGTTAATGCAGATGAGTACAGAGGGGTGGCTTTTGCTGAAAGACGTGGTACAAACTTTATCAGAATCGGAAACAAGGTTACTGGTAATCATTGGGTTAGTGGCTCATGGTATAC